TGACTGCCATTAAATATAATAGTAATAATAGCCATCGTTAAAATTGACTATTATTTATCGTCTGCGCCTATGACCTCTTTTACGACTACTCTTATGACTTCTCTTACGACTACTTCTATGACCTCTCTTTTTCGTTCGGCGACCTTTGGCTACCGACGCAGATCTTGACTCACGTCGTTGTTTAGAATAAGGAGACTCTTCGCCAGTTTGAACATAACTAATTCGTTCAAGTATAAATTCTTGTGAACCACGGTCGTCAAAAAGTTCCTTATTTGTTGCTCGTTGTACTTTTTTTAAGTCTACACCTCTGTCTTTCATTTTTTTTAACATTTGTTCAGCCTTTCCTTGATCGTCATGACCATTTGCTCCTTTATTGCGTGCAAACGCAATGAGTGCCTTAATTTCACCATGTTTGGGTAAATGTGCTGGTACAGCGGATGATGACATTATATATATATTACTAAATATTTTATTTGTTTTATTGTTTATTTTGTTATTTGTTTTGTTAATTATAACAATTTTAATTTACTGCCAATTTCCTTGAAATAACAACCATTATATGTTGTGTTTTTAGTGAGCGCTTTTGTTAGTGTCTTGTCGCTCATTTTTAATTGTTTAATACAATCATATTTACATATAAATTCATTAATCAAATTATTACCAACATCATACTGACCTACGCCGTTTTTATATAGTATTGGTTCACCATTAGTTTGAATAAAATTTTGTTTTAGGGTTTCATCGCAGTCATCAAATAATTTATAATAATACCCCTTTGTTAATATAAAGTTTTTTACTGGAGTATCTAATGCCGATATTGATTCGTAACCATTAAAATGGGCTGCCGTTTTTCTATCCAAATACACATTTAATATTTCACTCTTATCATAATTCAGTTTGGCAATATAACCTAAACTTTGCGTTTTGGTTTGCTTAGTTTGGTTAATATTATGAATTATACTGGCATCTAGTTCTCTGTCTACAAATAACCATCTGTAACCATTATAGACTGTATTTTCAACAACAGCCTTATTAATACTTGGTCTTTTATTATCAGCATCTTCTTTCATTGCTTCCGAAACACTTTCATATACTTTGACTAGTTTTAATGTATCTGGATTGATCTTTTGCAATCGTGGACCTAGTGTAACTAGCGGCTCATTAAACCCAGTGACAACTTTGGTTTCCTTAGTATTTAATTTATGTAGAATTTCTTTATTTGATTTTTCTAAGTTGTCTATTTTACCAGACATTTGCTTTACGATGGCAACTAATTCTTGTATTAGCAAATTATCATTATTTGTGGTTTTCATTTCAAGCATAAGTCGCAATTGTTCATTTTCTAGTTCTATTTTACTTGTGTCATTTGTATTAAAATATTTAACATTATTGTTGATAATATCCAATAATGTTTTATAAGAAAGAATTTTACCAATTAAAAATAATTCTAGTTCTGTCTCGTGTCCCTTTAAATCAGCAACACGATTGCCTCTAATAGTTTCGTGATTGTGTAAAAAACTTTCAAAGTCTTTGCTTTTGTTGACGGCAAAGCAATCCAATAATAAACATTCTTCATATTTTGATTTATGTTCATTATATCTATCTTTAACACCTCTGCGACTTTCTCCTAATTTGATAATATATTGCCCATTCTCAAATGTTTTGACTTTAATGACATAGACAATTGATCCAATTGTTGCATACTCCTTGAGTAATATTTTTTCTCTTTCTAAAATCTTTTGCCTATCTAATTTTAATTCATATTCTTTTGCCTTTTGATCTTCTACTTGTAATAGTTGTTTTTGTAAATCATATACACCATTTAATCTTATTTCTTTTACTACTTCACATACCCAATTTTGAAATTTTTCAGCAATCGGTTTTCTTGATTTAAATAACACCTTGTATAGTCCTTTTTCAGTAAGAAATGTCACTTGTTGTGAGCCTCCAAGGGTGTGCGTAGTATGCACTACCTTTTCACTATCACTAAAATCACGTATTACTGACCTTATTGATGACATATCTAATACTGTTCCTACATCGCTTGCTCTAAATAAAGGTTCATTAATTGTCCCTTTTATTACAATTTCTGTATGTAAATTGTTTGAATTAAATGCCTTAACTATTTCCATATGGTTGTATATATATTATATACACCCTTTATTTAAGTTGTTTTATAAATATAATATATTATTTCAATCTGTTATTTAAAGAAAGGGTGTACATACTATGGACACCTTTGATAAAAATTTAAATTTTAATAATTAATTTTTTTTAATTATTAAAATACACAAAATATAATGAGACGATAAATCGTAACAATTTGTTTAATTTGAGTAAGCCAACCCCCCCATACCGGACATAATTCTCAACACGTTATAGTTGGTAGCATAGACACGGACCTTGGCAGTCTTTGTTCCCTCAACGGTGGCGTTGGAGAGCACAAGTTGCAGGGTGGCGTTATCTATTCTGGAGAAGTTACACGTGCCGCTGGGTTGATGTTCCTCAGGCCTCAAGGCGAAAGAATACACGTTGATACCCTCATCAGGGCATCTGGTGTGCGACTGGTAAGGTTGGACCCACGAGAAGTAGGTTCCTTCACGCTCAGAGAAACGATCTTGGCCGTTAAGTTGGAGCTTAGCGGTGACGACGGGGTTCTGTCCCCAGCAGTGGAGGTCCAAAGAGGTCTCAGTCATAACGAATGTTCCGGCATCAGAGACAGTGGAGTTGTCAAGGTGACCATTGGACAGATCCCTGAGTGTGGCAAGGATAGTGGGGTCAATATTGGAAGCGGTAGTAGTATTCAAGGGAACAGCGGGGCCGCCCAAATTGGCCTCATCATAAGGATTGGAAGATCCGTTCCAATATCCAGTGAAACCAGCAGGGATGTCATAGTCAAGAGCACCGGCATCATTGAAGAGACCACGAGCATCAATGAAGGCACGAGAGTCAGCAGCAACGGAAGCGGGACCTCCGAAAGCGTGGATAGCATTGGGGAGGGCATCGATGGCATCGGTGTAGTTGAAAGGTTGGGCACCAAGGACCTTGAACAGGAGAGCATCGCACACCAAAGATGAGCAATAATCAACGTTCTGATCGGGCTGAACAACCCAGATAAGCTCCTTAACGGGGTGGTTAAAGTTGAGCTTGATCTTGTTACTTGAGGAACCAACGGACTCATCACCAGTGAACTGGAGCTGGGTAATGAGGTATTCGTGGGGGTTCTGGGCGAATCTTCGGCGCTCATCAGTGTCCAAAAAGACATAATCAACGTACAAAGAGGCGGCAACCAAAGATTGGTTATAGGCGATGGCGGCAGGGACGGGGCGGCCAGGGGCATATTGGTTGGCAGCATAACCGGCAGAGGCGGCACCCTTAACTCCAGCGGGGGAGTTGGCGGTGGCACCCGAATTGCAGGACAAGGTGGTGACAGCCCACAAGCACTCATCAATAGGGCGGATATCAAGATTGATCTTGACCTCGTGGTATTGGAGAGCGATCAAGGGGAGAGCAAGACCGGGGTTGGTGCAAAACCAAAATTGGAGGGGGATATATAGGGTGGTTTCGGGGAGGGCGTTTCTGGGCGCGCAAACTTGACGGGGAGCCAAGGAATCGCAAGGACCATCAACCTCAGAGAAAGAGGGATCGGTGATGAAGGTAAGTTGGGTGGTGTTTCCGATCATCTTGAAGTAACCACGTTGCTGTTCAGCAGTCATGGTAAGTTGATTCCAGATGTGCATCCAGTCACCATATTGACGGTCAATTCTTTGACCACCAATCTCGACCTCAACCTGGGCAATGAGTTGCTCACCAGGGAAGTCCAACCAACGGGCATAGACACCAGATCCAACGCCGGCAGCGAAGGAGGCAATGCCCATAAGTTGATTGATCTCAGGAAGGGTCACTTGCAGATATGTTCTGTAAGCAAGATCTCCGTTTCTTGAGATAACACATTGGACTCTGCGTCCAAAATCGGCCTGGCCGTTGAAAGTTTGCTCAATTGATTCAATGGCAAAGTTTGTATATCTTCTGTAAGTGACCTTCCAGAAGGTGATTTGAGGATTACCTGTACATTTCCTCTACCTTATTTTTCAATAAGGATTAGACTATATCTTAAGATGAATTTATTTTATTTAACTTAATTTACTTGTAACTAATACTTGATTTAATATAAATTCACTCGAAAACCATTTAGTCGTTGAACCTTCTTCTTTAAATTTTTCTATTTTATTAATAATATAATTTATTTGTTTCATATCGATATTTTTTTTGGATGAATTAAAATTTATTGTGACTGGCATCATATTCGACCAATGCCAACATTTTAATTTTTCATCTTCAATTGTTAGATCAAATTTACAAACTGGTATTATATGGTCTATTGACCAAAATGAAGCATAGTTATCCCAGTTCATTTCCTCTGTAAAATTATACTCTAACCATTCTCTAAAATATTGAATATTACATCCAATATAATTCATAGTAGTATCTTTTTTGTCAAGAACATTTCTTAAACGCGCTGCCAATGATTTTTTTATTCTGTAGTTCATATTTGTATTTCTTTCATTTTTACACCATTCAGTCTTTTGTTCTTTTAAAAATGTTGGATAACATTGCAGACAAATCTTTTTTTTATAAAATTTCTTTAGCTTGGAAAATTCTTTTAATGCCTTTTCTTCATTACATTTTTCACAGTTTGCCAAACAATTTTCTGCTTTTTTTTTTCTAAGATTTGTTTTTCTTAGTTTATCCATATCATTCAAACATTTTTTACAAGTACTTGAATATGAAATATCATTGTATTGTCTAAATTTATCAATACACTTATTTAATTCACATTTAATACATTGTCGATCTACTATTACTATTTCATTAAGAGATGCCATATATTTATACCATTATGTATTATTTTTATATCGTTATATTTATTTCTTTAAAGAAGCTTGGATGCTAATTGCCCATTTCTTCAAAATTTTACACTTTATAAGCGTAAACTTCAAATTATCATATTCATTTTCACTATACCCAAGTTTTTTGTCTTGGCCGCAACTTTTTCACAAAAGTTGTTTAGTAGAATAAGCTTTAGGGGTTTCAAGCAGTTTGATTTTCTTACTAGGGTTTTTCATATTAAATAATTATATCTAATATCCCTAATTAACATCAGTGGTTAAGTTGCTAATTATTAACAACAAATTCCACAAAGGGCTTTATGAATATCTTATTTTTTTGATATTCCCCGATGTTTTTCTACCCTACAGGCTTTTAAGGTAAACATCTTGAGCGCCGTAAGCTACGAGTTGCATAAGTCCGCCTCCCATTTTATATAATCCCTAAAGAAAAGAATTTTCTGAAAAATAATTTAATTGCTAAATTAAATTAATTAAACACACACTTATCGACATAATCACTCTACATATTATTTTAATATTTTATTAATGTTTGCGTTATCCTTCATAAATATGGACAAATAAGACGCCTCAAATATTTCTTTTTTCCCCTCATGATTTTTGCTAAAAATATAGGCATCGTTTCGTTTCTTAATAGACCAACCATTGTCTAAAGCATTATACAAAAACACCATTTTTTGAAATTTTATTTGATCTATTTCTATTTGTTGTTTTTCGTCATTTGAATTTGATATATTTATCTCAATATCCATTAGAATAACTGTTGAAACAATAATTAAGCTTTAAACCCATTCCACCTTTGAAAAGGTGGAGCCAAACAAATTAAAGGTAGAAACACAAACAATCCAAATTAGAAACACAAACAATCCAAAAGTTCGTTTGGCTCCACCTTTAAAAGGTGGAAAAAGGTGGAAAAATATGTTCTTTGTAAATTTTAAATTAAATAAATAAAACAATATAATATAAGATTTAAATATGCCATCTTTTAAGCCAAAAACTGCCAAAAAAATAAAGGTTTGCAAAAGATATTCAACAACGCTGGACGGAAAGCATAAAGAGTTTATGAATGATTTTTCTAAAGATGAATATGACACAATTCCTAAATTGAAAGAAGAAAGAGAACAATTAAAACAACAATTATTAAATAATAGTAAATATCCTATTGAAAAAATAATGGAAATTAGAGATCGTGTTAGAGATATTAATGAAACCATCAAAGATTTAAAAGGGAAAAAAAATAACTATTTTCTTGATAATTCTAAATATATTTTTGAATATTTTGAAAATAAAAAGAATATTGATAATGCTGACATACCTAAAAATTCTAATTCTAATTTGAATGGGAATGGGACTTCCAATAATAATTCTAAAAATCAAGCATTATTTAACTTTTTTAAAATTCAATGTACAGAACCTGATCAAAATGGAAACGAAACTAAAAACAAAAATATTGTTCAAAAATACTTGCGTAACATTGATGAAACGTTTCTCGATATGAACGCTTTTATAAGAATTACTGACATATGTCAGAGTTGTTATAGGGGGGAATTAATACCTCTCGACGACGAAGGTGTTTTAATTTGCAACGAATGTGCTGTTAGTATACCTTATCTAATTGAGAATGAAAAACCATCTTATAAGGAACCACCAAAAGAGGTGTGTTTCTATGCTTACAAGAAAATTAACCATTTTAAAGAAATTTTGGCGCAATTTCAAGGCAAAGAAACAACACAAATCCCCGATGATGTAGTTGAACAAATACAACAACAAATCAAAAAGGAACGCATTAACTTAGATCACCTAACACATTATAAAACTAAAGAAATTCTTAAGAAGCTTGGCTTTAATAAATATTATGAACACATTGCATTTATTAAAAATAAGTTGGGGATAAAACCGCCAGTATTTAGTCCCGAGCTGGAAGAAATTCTTTGTAATCTTTTTATGGAGATACAGTCGCCTTATGCTAAGACTTGTCCTGATTATCGTGTCAATTTTTTAAATTATTATTATGTTCTTTATAAATTCTGTGAACTTCTGGGAGAAGATCATTTCTTAGAAGATATTCCTATGTTGAAAGATAGAGAGAAACTTATTGAGCAAGACGAGACGTGGAAGAAGATGTGTGTTGAATTGGATTGGGAGTTTATTGCGACTGTTTAGATTATTTATTATTATTTATTTATGTCTAATTGTCTTTCCTAGTTCTCCATATCCAGGTCCCTTTGTAAAAGATAAAGGATGACGATTATCACCGTGTCTTCGCGTCTTTGCCAGTTCTCCATATCCAGGTCCCTGTGTAAAAGATAAAGGATGACGGTTATCACCGTGTCTTCGCGTCTTTGCTAGAGGGTTAGGATTATCACCGTGTCGTCTGGTTTTTGCCATTGGATTTGATCCGGACTTTGGTGACTTAGACCTAGATCTAGATCTAGACTTTGGTGATTTTGACCTTGATCTTGATCTAGACTTTGGCGATTTAGACCTTGATCTAGATGTTGACTTTGGAGATGCTTCTAAATCAGCTAATGTTAGTTTGCCTTTATCCATAATATATTATACCAATAATAAAATAATTGAAATAATATAAAGATTAATTGCCTTATATATAAAAATGT